CCATGCAAAACATAGGTTTCGTTGAAAAATCAGATAACGAAAAAACAGATATGATAAAGTTCTTAGTTGATAGTGCTAAAGGCATTAGTCCAATTGAGATTAACAAGGAGGTAGGTCTTATGACTGACACAACAAATGAAGTAGTCGTTGACGCTCCAGCCGAAGAGGTTGTAGCAGAAGACGTCGCTGTTGAAGAAGTACAGGTCGCTCCAGAGGCAGACGCAGCAATCGAAACAGATGCAGCAGTAGAGAAGTCAGCAGACGCTGACGAAGATGAAACCGAAGATGTAGCCAAGTCAGCTGACGCTGACGAGGACGACATGAAGGAAAAGTCATACTCAGCTGAGACAGAAGAAGAAGAAGTTGCAGCTAAGTCTGACGATACCTTTGAAACTGCAATTGCAGATGTCAAGGATATCGTTACCAAAGCCTTTAGCGATCTAACTGCAGTAGTTCAGGCACAAGCTGAGCAAATTGCAGAACTAAGCAAGTCTATTGGTGCAGTAAAGAATGAGGTAACTGCAACCAAGGGCGAGTTTAATGAGTTTGGTAAGCGTTTCGAAGCCGTAGAGGCTGACACCGCTTTCCGTAAGTCTGGCGATCTCGGTGAGATTGTACAGGAAAATCCTCAGATTAACAAGTCTGATGATTCCCCATGGGGCGGACGTTTCCTCAAAACAGCCGATCTATTTAAGTAAACAACAAAAATCACAGGAGGTGACGATATGTCGGAAGAAATTATTAAGAACCAGCCAGGAGAGTCTGGCGAGCTAGGCGGAACTGCACCAGGTCTTTACCAGGGTCAGGGAGCATTCGCATCAGGTTCAGAAGCAGGGGAGAACATCCCAGGCAACTATGCTACCGCAGGTGCAATTGGAAACATTCCAACTGCAACATTCGGTGGTACTAGCGGCGCAAACGCCGTTAATCCATCTGGAGCCGCAGGATCAGGTATCCTACGTCCAGAGCAGGCTCGTCGTTTCATCGATTACGTCTGGGACGCAACAGTCCTAGCTAAGGATGGACGCAGAGTTACAATGAGAGCCAACACCATGGAGCTCGAGAAGGTAAACGTTGGAGAGCGTGTTATTCGTGCAGCTGCTCAGGCAGATGGCGCATACACCAACACTGGTGCAACCTTCACCAAGGTAGAACTTACAACCAAGAAGATTCGTCTGGACTGGGAAGTTTCTGCTGAAGGTCTAGAAGACGGTATCGAAGGTGGCGCTCTTGAGGACCACCTAGTACGTCTAATGACAAATGCATTCGCAAATGACATTGAAGACCTAGCTATCAATGGTACTGGAACTGGTTCAAACGCTTTCACATCAATCATGCAGGGCTTTGTTAACAAGGCAACCACTGGTGATGCACACGAAGCAGTTGCAACAGTTGCAGACAACGCTTGGACCACCGATGTAATGCAGAGCATTATCTTGGCTATGCCTCGTAAGTACCGTGCACTTAAGAACAACCTTAAGTTCTACGCTGGTACCGATGCATTCCAGGGTATCATCAAGCACAACGGTACTCTAGCTGACGCTATTGCTGAGGCATTTGCTGGTACTCCAGCAGGTACCCCTGCTAACCGCCAGGCTTACCTTGACGGAAACGGACAGACCTTCGGTGGTGCTCGCACTACCCGTGTTCTAGGTATCGACGTTCAGGAAGTTCCTTACTACCCTGCAGGCTATGTAGACCTTACATTCCCTCAGAACCGTGTATGGGGATTCCAGCGTGACATCACCGTTAACCGTGAGTACAAGCCAAAGAAGGACACCATCGAGTACACCGTATTCGTACGCTTCGGTGTTCAGTGGGAAGAAGAGGACGCCATTGCGTTCGCAGATGCAGGCGCAGACTCATAGTCTGTAAGCATTTCCTTTTAAGGAGGGTAGGGATTTCGGTCCCTACCCTCTTTTACTTTATTATCTGGTATAATTTACTAGGAGGCTATCAATGTCAAAAAAGATAAATAACAACGCTGTAGCTGAAAATGCTATTACAGTGCCACAGCCAAAAGAGAAAATAGCTCTTGGCCTAGTAGGCGGCGGTGCCATGGGTACCACAGTTGTTGGCGAAAACGACACTCCCATTGTAAAACAAATTGCTGTAAAGACTAAGTCAGATAAAACAGTCGCAATCCACTCTTCTAGAAATGTTAGCTGGACTGGCGTAGGCGAGGTAGTTCGTGGATATAATATCGTATCCGAGGCGGCAGCAGAGAAGTGGTTAACAAGAAACCACACTAGAATTGCTACACCAGAAGAAGTTGCAGGAGCATACAGGAACTAATGGAAATCTTAAGAGTACCACCATACCCAATCGTAACAACCTGGAACTTACCAGATGCCAACTATGACTACATCGTCTATGTTGAAGACCTAATTGATCACTCAATAGAAGAGACCACAATCACATCAGACGAAAACGGTATCGTTACTTACGAAATACCAATCGTAAAGGTAGAGTTTGATCGTGAATTCTTAATTAGGTTCTATGACGAAGACCACGAGCACATCATTTACGAAGAGGGCCTGAGTATTATCAGACCATACGTAAACCCAGCATCGCTTGGCGAGACAAAGTCTGAAATTGCCGAGTATAAGATGTACGAAGTAATTGCAAGATCAATCATTGATACTTTTATCAATGACGGATTCTACAACCACAAGTCTATCCTGCAGGCTCAGGGTAATGGTGCAGACTATATGCCAGTATGGAGAATGGCAAACCGTGTACTAAAGGTATACGAGAACAACGTTCTAATTTATGATATCGATGCTGCTCCAGAAGACAATCTATATAATTTTTCAATTACGTTAGATAACTCTGCAATCCAGAAGACAACCAACCTAGAGTACAACAGAATTTCTCAAACAATTCCAGGCCTATCGCTTCCAGTTTCTAGAGGCGATATCATGTACAACTACGAGAGACCAGACGGTGGAGCCTTTAAGAGTGGCTACGACTATCTATTTGTTTTGGACGAGGGATTCAGAGCACTTCCACCAGACGTTGTACGTGCCACAACAATTCTTATAAATGATATCAAGTGTGGCAAGCTAGACTACTTCCAGCGTGGAGTGTCTTCTTATGATACAGATCAGTTCAAGCTACAGTTCGATAAGGTAATCCTGAGCGGTACTGGAAACCTAATTGTTGACAAGATGCTAGAAAAGTACACTAGAGGAATCCTTAAACTAGGAGTTCTATAATGGCTTCTTGCGAATCAACCGACTTCATGTATCCGCTACTGGCTGATGTTTATTATCCTATAACTGAGCAGTCAGCCTACGGTAATGTCAAGAAGCAGTGGATTCTAGACCGAACAATTGCTATTGCGCTTAATCCAGCAGGGACCAGGGCAAAGGCTCAACTAGTTACTAATGCAAATATGACTATAGACAACATGCTTATTGGAAGAACAAGAAAGGACTTGCTTTCTTCATCAGACGAAAACCCAATAGCCATGACGAATATCCTTATAACGAATGTCCGTGATTCTATGGGGAACAGCATTTACAATGAATCTTCAGGAATTAGAACTGGCAAATCAACACTGTTTGAGATATCAACCTTTACCCCAATAGTTGGACCATTTGGATCTACAGAGTATTACAAGTTAATCGTTTCTAGATCAGACAATCAGGCCGCAGACATATGATGATAGAGCTTGATTCAAAACAGTTTATGCGTGACATGGATAACATTGTCAAGTACTCTGTTGGATTTTTGGATGGTGTGCAAAAGGGCAGGGTAGGGCTTTTAGACAACCTGGCTAAGACAGCAATAGAGGCACTTAAAGAGTTCATAGACTCTAATGCGAGAGTTAATCCAGATGCATTAGCACACATGTATGAGTGGAATCAAAATGGGTCACCCGATGCCAGACTATACGATTTAGCGTACACAATAATTGGACCAGGACTTACCGTGAACTCTACATTTAGACAGTCTCAGAGTGTAAAAGAAGGCTCTTCAGAGCCATTCTACGACAAGGCAAGAATAATGGAGTATGGAATTCCAGTAAGAATAGCTCCTAAAAAATCAGATGTACTAGCCTTCGAGGCAAACGGAGAAATGGTTTTTACCAAGAATCCAGTAAGAGTATCTAACCCAGGTGGCCCAGCAGCTCAGGGTGGGTACCAAGAAGCCTTTCATAACTTCTTCGACAGATACTTTACTCAATCATTTATGGTTTCTTCTGGGATATTTTCCCATCTGCAAAATCCAATGGATTACAAAAATAATCTACAGGCTGGAAAGACTGGCGGTAGAAGTACTGGGCTTAAAGTAGGATATCAGTGGATATCTAGAGGAGGACTGCTAAGATAATGGCTATATATCACCCACCAACATTGGTAAACGAATATCTAAAAGATAAGATAGCATACTTCCATGGATTTGCTATGCCATTCTTTCCTACAATGCCTACAGACCTTCAGGCAGCTACAGACGGATTCAGCTATGAAAAGCTGATGGGCACTGATCAGGGGCAGAAATATTACTTTAATGGCGCAGCAGCCATCTACGACAGAATGTTCAAGATGCGTAGAACACCATTCCCATATATTAAGTGCGAGCAGGTACTCTACTACCTATACTCAATTAATGAGACTGCCGTATCAACACTTATAGAGGCAACTCAAAGCATCCAGGACCTACTTGATCGTGGTGACGATTCTGCAAAGGACCTGAACGCTTGGATTCAACAGCTATACATTTCTCAGGGATCAAAGAAGATAAACGTTGTAGATGTAGTCACTGGGGTAGCAAAGGAGCACAAGAAGGTCACTATACGTGGAGAAGACTTCTTACTACCATACTTCCACGATATAAAGATCTATCAGCTACAGGAAACCAGAGACATCATCGACTTCGCTACTGCCAGAACTTATGCAGGGAATAAACTTATTATTGATTACGACTGGCACAAATCATAATATTAAAAAGCCTGCTATACTTATACTGAGGAAACACCCCCATTTTTTTATTTATCCTAAGAAAGAGGTGAAAAAAATATGGCATATACACGTGGTAATGATAAGCAGATTATCGTTGGTGCAGCAGCACTATTCACATATGAGCCAGCAACTGGAGACAGCTTCTTGACTGACGCAGATCTACCAGATCTAGTCGAAGACGTATCTATCAAGGAGACTCTATCGTCAGACGCTGACTTCCGTAACGTTGGTTACACAACAAATGGTCTTGAGATTCAGTTCCAGCCTGACTTCGGTGAAGTTAAGGTTGACCAGTTGCTTGACGTAGCTAAGCTTTACAAGCAGGGCATGAAGGTTAACCTAAAGACAACCTTCGCAGAGGCAACTCTAGAGAACCTATTGTTCTCGCTTGCTGGCAAGAGCGCAGACCTAGACACTCCAGGAACTGGAAAGTACGCAGGTCAGGACGTTCTAAACCTATCAGCTGGTGACATTGGAGAATGTCCAGTTGAGCGTGGTCTTGTTGCAGTTGGTCCTGGTACAGGTGACTGTGCAGCAGGTAGCTCAATTGAGCGTATCTACGTTGCATACCGTGCACTCTCAATTGAGAATGTATCTGTAATGGCTAAGCGTGATGCAGCAACCGAGTTCGAAGTTTCGTTCCGTTTGCTACCAAACAGCAACGCATCATATGGTAAGATTGTAGACCGTACAGTCTCACTAGTTAGCTAATAACTAAATAATAACTTAATAGAAGCCGCTCACCTAGTTTCCTAGGTGGGCGGTTTTGTTTTGCTGTACAATAGAGTGATGGCTACTCAAATATATAAAAGTGGAACTATAGTTACC